CGGGGAAGATTCAATGCCGTTGTGGCATGCCGCTGCATTAGAGAACGCACCGTACGTTCAATTCATGTCAGCTCCTCCTTCAGCTATCTATCCGATAACCTTCCAGGACCCAGGCAAATCTAACCAAGACAAACGTGACGCACAGAACTTTGCTGGCGATGTATTCGGTTATAATGAATCAGCTCACCTGTTGGCGAACAATCCAGCTAAGGTGTATTTGGATCAGACGAATCGAGTTGCAGACTTGGCGTATGTGTATTGGGAAGATGCTACTGTTTTCGAGTATAACAGTAAAGGTTTGTACCTGGAACGCAACTACCACACTGGCGGTAGCCGTTACTACGTGCAGAACCCTGCTACAGCCTACGTAGAGGCGATTACTGGTACGGGGAGTACCAATCTAGAGGGTGTGTATGGTTCTCTCCCTGTAGAGCTTCCTGGTGGATACGACTTCCGTGTCTATGCTTCTCCAGTTTGGGGTGGTGAAAACACAGGTGAGTGGGTTGACATTACCGATCTACCTAACCGTCATGACTGGGGCTTCCTGGATACCACGGGTACTACACCAGTTTTCCGTTGGACACACGATGCATCTAAGTGGACTGGTTTGATTCGTCGCTCTAATCGTTTCTTCTTGGACGAACGGCGCTTCAACAAGTCCGATGGTTTGATCCGATTTAGCTTCCGTCATGAAACAATGGCGTCTGGTCAATTGACAGAAGAGCTGATGGATATTCCATTCGGTCAACTGGATGTCATCCTCTGCGATGAAAACGGTACCAATGGCCGTGGTCTGGTAGAAGGGTTGGATTACGTAATCATTCCTGGTAACAAGTTTAAGGAAACGCAAGTTGTTTTGTGTAACCTCGAATACTTGCAGGATGTCATTACGTTGATGATTCGCGGTACAGGCTTTTGTTCTCCAGAGTTCACGTTGTATCAGCCAAATGAAACAGGCTTTGTGGAATACGGAGTGATGTCAGCTAATGACACATACGACGTACACACCCACAAAATGCAACGGATCATTGTTGATGGACATTACCGGGCTTACGAGGATCTCATCTTCGATGAAGAGTTCTCTGATGCGATCATTACGGATGAACGAAATGGTGCTCCTTACCAGATCCAAACTCCGCAAGTGACATTCCGGGATGTGTATGATCCAGATGGCTTGGCACGTGTTAAGGATGATATCAAAGACCAACAGGTCTCGGATTACATGACTGAATACTTCCCAGCTAAAGAACGTTTGGAATCCGACAAGATCGAAAATCGTTACTACGTCTATAGTGCTTACACCAACAAGATCATCCACGACATTATCTCTGGTCGGTTGAAGCCACCTTTGGTCAATGGTTTCTATAACGAAATGGATGTATCTACTGCGGTTAAGGCATACGACTGGTTAAAGCCATTCGACATTTGTAACCGGGAATACAACAAGAACCACGTGGTAGTTTATCCACACTGGCATGCGGAAGCGCAGGGTCTTGACATCCAACAGTATGACTTCTTAATGAGAGTACTAAAGTTGGGTCTCCGTGAGATACCTGATCTGTCTCATTCCATTTACATCACGAGGACGTAACGATGGCAACATCACCTTTTAATCGATCTGCCTACTTGGACCCCGAAAGGGGTTTCTGGACCTGGAACAGAAGTGAGATCGTTAGTTTTCCAGGGCAAACGAATAAGTTCATTCCTAACAAAGACGATGCTGTACGTGACTGGGACCAAGGTGTATTTCGAGTTGTCGAAGTGGACCAGACTACCGGAATGTCGATATTGGAACGTTGGATTGAACCACCTCATCCAGATACCGATGGGGAAGAGAACGTACTTATCGCTACTGGCCCAGGCTATAGCTCTGAATCATTCCGTATGTTCCTGGACCAAACCGTTACACCACACACACTGTCTCCCGATCTGCGTTGCCATTTCTATGGTACTGATGTCACTGGTTATAAAGTCTTCCGTGGTAGCGATATCTCTGAAGAATTTGGTGAGATCATCTCTGAGTTCTACGATGCTTCTGGTAACCACTTAGGACCAACGGTTCCTGTGATCACCGCAGTATTGCCAGGTATGTTACCGGGTACAGTTTACGAGCACGGTGTTACTGCACCAATGTCCGGGTATACATCTGTATCGATGCCCGATGGTGAACGTGTAACACTCGTGGCTTATGGTGCGAACAAACAACTGTCCACTGCACAGCTGGTGGTTGTGAACTCCCAGGCTATCCGTCAACCAGACACATCGAAATCGTACGTTAAAGGTATTGCAATCGAGTCGTCTTGGATTAGCAGTTCTGATCCTAAGGTTATCGAGTTCCCTCTGAACGTTGCAGTAGAATCCTTGCCGATGTTTGGTATGGTTAGTTATCGTAACGGTAAGAAAGTGCGTCATGCTGTTAATGGCGGTTCTATGGAACTGCTGGGTCTTCGTAACTACGTGGCTACAGAAGTTGGTCAAGAGTTTGGGCTTACCCTGACATACCAACTGGCTGATGATGAAATCTCTTACGGGATTAATCCAACTACCGAACGCAAGATTACCAGTCGTTACATTGCTCGGACTACCCCAGCTGAAGGTGCTTACGCATGTCGTCTGTTTGTTTATCCTGTTTGGGTAAGTGCAACGATTGGCTACCGTTTGGAATTCTGGCTGTATAACCAAGACCGTGAAAAGTTCTGGAACGTTACGCCATATATCCAACTGGGTTCTACCTCCCGTGCATTCGATCCTAAAGGCTACGGCTTTGTTCAGGATCTGACATACGCGTTGAACCTCAACCAGGTCGATGGTGTATTCAAACCAGTGCGCTTCACCACTAAGATCCAAGTATCACTATTGCAAGACGGTGGTAATGGTGACGCTAACTGGGAAGTAACTTTCCGTCCAGATCAGAACGCAGCCTATGGTCGTGATTTGAAAGCTGACCTGGAAATGGTACAGACCAACATCTGGAACCTACGCCTGGCTAACGGTGCGCAGAGTAAAGAACAATGGTTGGCTAAGATGTACTACGCCGCTGAGCCGTTGATCAATCCAGAAGTAGAAGTACAGGCTCCTGAACCAACTCACTTCCGAGTTAAGTTCTTGCACAACTCCTACGAGTATGCAATCAGTCAGTGGAAAGATATCCTCAAAGTCAACAACGACTTAGGTGCAAACGGTGCATTGGTTTACATTCAATGGATTCGTCGTACCGCTGGAACTGACCTGCAATTGGCCATGACCGCTGTACCTGTTAAGCAAAGATAATAACATACTCGGCACCCTTATGGGTGCCGTTTATGCCCTAATGCTATGACATATATACGTTTCTGACCAGGGACGTGGTCAAAATCTTTTATACCGTCTACCCAAAAGGACTATTTCAATGAAGCCAATTCTCTTTATCGATGACTGGAAAAAGTTCCCGTCTGCGATAGCTGACACCAAAACTACAAACGTATCATTCTTAAAACTGGTAGCACTCTACAAGAAGATGGGGATCAAAAACTCCGACTTCTGTTTAGCGTTGTTCCAACCAGAACTGTCTGGGATAGATCCATTCTCTCCAGATCTTGATGATGCAACAATCATGAAGATTCAACTAGAGGCTAAGTATAACCCCTGGTATTACATTCGAGAGATTGCACGTATCCCACCTACGTCTGGTAACACGCCAATCCGATTCTTGGCTAACCGTGGTAACATCGCGTTGTTCTGGTCGTTCTTTAACCACGTAGACTTCGGACTACTGCAGCCTCGACAAACCGGTAAGTCGGTTTCTACTGACGTACTGATGACAGGTATGATGTACATCTGGGGCGAGAACACCGTAATCAACCTGATTACTAAAGATACAAAACTGAAGAACGCTAACATCGAGCGTCTGAAGATCATGATGGATCTGATACCTAAGTATCTTCATGATAAAGACTTCGCTGACGTAGATAACCAAGACATGATGACTTGTATCCGTTTGGGTAACAAGTACAAGTCGGCTGTAGGTCGTAACGATAAGATCGCTGCAGATAAACTCGGTCGGGGTTTGACCGTACCTATCATGCACTTCGACGAATTAGCGTACATCAACTTAATCGAATACTCGCTACCAGTTGCTCTGGCATCTGGTTCTGCTGCACGCGACGAAGCTGCTGCTAACGGTCAACCATACGGCAACGT